ATTCCATATATATTCACAGATAGCTTCCTTATAATCATTTGTTATTCCAGAAGTTTCAATACTCTGATTTTTTACACTTAAAGGAATAATCATAACGCTCTATCTCCTCTCATTCTGACTTATTTTCATCATATCACATTCATATTCCTTTTTCTATCTAAAATCAAATAGATAATGTGCTTTCAAATGACTTACTAATCGTTTTGCCGCAGAGTATATCTTTTGCCAGACAGTATACACTTTTGCCAAATAGTAAGGGTTTTGCCGGATTGTATCTTTTCTCCAACAAATCCCTCATTTTCAAACTATCCGGCGTTATCCCCGTCCCCGCCCAAACGGAAACTTATCCATCTCTATTCCTTTAATAACACAACTCCATTTTCCCCAAATACTCCCGCAACCCCGCATAGAATCAAGGTTTCCGCACGAGAAGCGTGACGGTTTCGACATCATTACCTACGGGTAAAACTATCGAGTCCTCTTCCGCGTTATAGCTGACAGGGAATTTGAAATCAATGTGCTTCAGCAGACTTCCATTCTCCTGACGCTCCGGGAAGAGTTCAATGCTTTCAATAAAGTCCCGCATGAAACGCTTCTTTTCGATGTCGGGCATCTTGTCATATATTTTATCAAAGTGAGTCAAGATGTTACAGAGCTGTTTTGATGAAAGTTGCTCACTCATTGCGCTGTTTATCTTCTCATTGACGTCAGATATCCTCTCTTCCAGTTCACTGATTCTGTCATAAAAGGTATCGAGTCGGTCCTGCATGTCCTGATACTTACGATCATAATGACGGTCCGTGACCTCAAGCCTGTCCATCTGATCAGAGAGTTTTCCCTTTGAAACAGTAAGTTGACGAAGCTGAGTTCTCAGATTATCACGTTCCGTCTCAAGATTGCTGACATCAACCTTCTGACCAAGCTTCTCCAGGATGAAACTCTTAAATGCGTTATCATGGACCATATCACGAATAATTCCCTCAACCTCTCCGTTCAGCTGATTCTGGTCGATGTTTTCCTTAAAATCGCAATACTGTCCCGGAGCAATCATCTTTCTATGCTTACATCTATAATAGAAGTGATCCGTATAGTCTCCTGTCTTTCTGTTACGGCTTCGGTAGATCGTACCGGAAATGTTGGACCCACAGATTGGACACTTGATGATTCCTGTCAGAATATGCTCATGGTCAAGGCTGTGTGTCTTGACCCACTTCAATCCAGTTTTCTTCCTTTTCTCCTGCACGGCATTCCAAAGTTCCTCATCGATGATCTCATCATGCCTGCCTTCTGCAAGAAGGTAATCCTCATTCGGCACCCTGTGATATTCATCTCGGGTTCCTTTGACCTTTTCCGTAACGCTCTTGCCGTATGCTATCTTCCCCAAATAAACGGGATTGTCCAAAATCTTTCTGATAAGACCTCTTGTGAAGTAACCAAGTTCAAAGTCACGGCTACGGTTCTTTACATAGCCATGATCATTCAGATATCTTGCAATACCATCAAACCCCATATCAGTGTGAGCAAACTTATCGAAAATGACCTTTACGATCTCAGCCTCATCAGGATCAACCTCAAGAATTCCGTTTTCCTTATCAATCCGATATCCGTATGGAGCGATACCTCCGTTCCATTTACCTTCTCTTGCCTTCTGCTTACGGCCTTCCATCGTCTGAACCAAGATGTTCTCTCTTTCTATCTCGGCAACGGCAGACAGGACGGTAATAGTCAACTTGCCTGAATCTTTTGAAGAATCTATGCCGTCCTCTACGCAGATTAGATTAACACCGAAGTCCTGTATCTGCTGAAGTGAGTTCAACACATCAGCCGCATTTCGACCGAATCTTGAAAGTTTGAAAACAAGAATGTAATCAATATCATCACGGCCATCAGCCACATCCTGAAGCATCTGCGAGAACTCAGGACGTCCGACAACGCTTTTTCCTGACTTACCTGCATCACAGTATTCCCTGACTACTTCCATATCCTGATAGTCCGCAAATCTGATGAGCCTGTCTCTCTGTGCGTCAAGGCTATATCCCTCGACCTGCATCTCAGTTGATACGCGAATATATATGTAGCATTTCTGTTTTTTCTTCTTTGTCATGATTGTTCACCTTCCTCTATAAATTCCACAGATGGACTCAGCATCTTGAAATGCTTCAACGCATCTATGATTGCCTCTTCTTTTACTCTTGGACAGTTCGAAACCCTTGACTTCGGATTCTTAGGCTTGTTGTATGCTATACCGATATCAATTCCGTATTTTCTCTTAGCCTGTGCAATATATAGCGATGACACCTTCAAACCTGTCTGTTCCAATACATATGCCTTGATCTGCGCATATGTTGCCTTGGCTTCCGCCGCCGTAGGCTCAGCATCCGAACACTCAAGTACGTATCTGAACGTCTCGTCCGGAGTTTTCGTCACTGCCGGTTCTGTCTCTCCATACCAGACAGGAAACAGAAATGTGATACTTTTTACAATCTTTCCGTCATCCCTGTTTTCCGGATACACATCAATCCGCTCGATAAAGAGACGGCACAGTTCTCGACGTTCCTCACATGACATATGTGAATAGAGCTTTACAACATAATCCAGAAGTTTCATTATGCTTTCCGAAGAATATGACCTCTGTTTTACCGCATCAAGCTTAGCCACAGCCTTTCGAATCCCAGACTCCAATGATTCTATGTCATCATATGTACTATCAAGTTGGCTCTGGATCTCATCATATTTCTTGTCATAATCCTTGCCGAGCACATTCAGACCATCCAGCTTTTCTCCGAGTTTCTCCTTGCGAACGACCTGCTCACGAAGTGCCTTCCTCAGACTTTTGAGTTTTTCTTCCGCCTTTTCTACGGAATCCTCCGCACCAAGGGCATCTGAAACAGCCTTCTGAAAATCTGGATGCACCCGAAGCCTTCCTATTATTTCAATTACAGCCGCATCAAGTTTCTCCTGATTATAGGTATGTCTGAAGGAACACACCCTTCCGTTTTGACTACGTGCATTCCCGCACCCATAACTATGAATAGGTTTATAGTCACCACCGTGATTTTTGTTCTGCTTACGATTGTGAAGAGCAAACATTCCGCCTCCACATACAGGACATTTCACAAGGCCAGACAAAACATTCACCCTATCAGGTTCATGCAGTTTACGAATCGGACGAGTCCGAGCCTCTTTCTTGGCATTCACTGCATCCCAGGTCTCCTCCGAAACGATTGGCTCATGCTTCCCCATAACACACAAAGTCGGCTCATCATCATTCCTACTGCCATCACTTTTCCTTCGTTTGAACTGCATCCTCCCACAGTAGAGAGGATTCTCCAGCATCGTACTGATAAAGCTGAATGTAAAAACAGATGGCTTACCTTTAATGGTTCTGACATACCCGTTTTCATTCAAGTATTTCACTACCGAAGATTTGCCCATCCCCTTCTTCAGATACAACTCAAAAACCGTTTTAACGATTTCTGCCTCTGAAGGTTCAATGATCAGTTCTCCATCCTGTGACCGATATCCGTATGGAACAGGACCTCCATACCAGCCGCCACCCATGAATTTCTGAAGTCTTCCTGCCATGAACTGAGTGGTGATATTCTCATGCTCCATTTCAGCCACGGCGGACAATATAGCAAGTGTCAGACGTCCGCCCTGCGTTGAAGAATCTATCGACTCACTTACGCTGACAAGATCTATTCCGTAATCCTGAAGCATCTGAAGTGACTTCAGAATATCTGCCGCATTCCTTCCGAATCGGGAAAGCTTAAAGACCAGTACATATGCGATCTCATCCTTCTGAGAGATAATGTCATCCATCATCTCCCTAAATGCCGGACGTCCTTTGATGCTCATACCGGACTTTCCCGCATCGCAATAGTCCCCAACAATCTCCAGCTCACGGTATTCTGCATACTCCCTCAAACTTTCCTGCTGTGCTTCAAGACTATATCCTTCCGTCTGGGCAGCCGTTGAAACTCTTGTGTAGATATAGCATTTCCTAACGGCCATCAAATTCCTCCCTTCTTTTACCCGATGTAACAACGTTGGTTTCCCACCCCTCACTATGTCGTGAATTGCTGGAAAAGTCAGCGTTTATGGCCTGTTTTACAAGAAAAAATCCGTCGGCAACAAAACTATGCAGCCGACGGACTTCTCCCGTTTATTTCTGTTCCTGATTGGCGTTTTCAGCCTCTTCCGCTTCAATCTCCGCCAGCACTTCCTTGCCGTATTTTTCAATCATCCTTGCCATGAACTCCGCACATCGTTCCATGTTCAGCTTGGCGGTCTTATCCATGGGAGGCATCGAGATCTCCACGCCCGCTTTCGTAAATGTACTCATAGAAAAGCACCTCCTACCTGGTAGCCTTGGCAGGAGGTGAAATCTGACGTTTTCCTCAATCTTTTTTATAGAAGTCGCAGACATAACCATCTGCTCTCAAAACAAGTCCCTTCGCCCATGACGGAACCCGTGCCATCTGTTCTCGGATAGCTTCCAAACTCATCTGCGGATCTCCCTCAATGATCAGTTCATCATGCACATGGGCAACGATGCTGCAATTCCTGAGAGTCTTCATGGCATACATCAGGATATCTCTTGAAGTTCCCTGGACAATATTCTCGACAAACTTTGGGCCATAGCTCTCGATACGCTCCCATTTCTTCGTGCCGCCGACACCTTCATAGGTGACAGACTCACCACCAAAGCGGTTTTCACCAATACGCGGTTTTACATAGGAAAGCATTCTGCCGGAAGGAAGAAGGATGAAGAGCATCCCGCTTTTACAGAAGAACTTTATGCCCCTGACTTCCTGCATCTGTCTTTCCTTCAAAGCCTTCTTGACCGCCGAATCCACATCCCACCAGAAACGGACGATATGAGGGTTCGACTCTCTCCAGGCATTGACCAGAGGTTGCAGTTCCTCCTCATCAAGTCCCATCTCCAATGCACCCATAGACTTAAGTGCACCAACGGAACCGCCATACCCAAGAGCCAGTTCCGCAATCTTACCCTTCTGCCGTAGGTGTCCGTTCACTCCGTGCTTCTCCACCGGCACCTTGAACATCTGACTTGCAGATGCACAGTAAATATCACCACCATCCATAAAGACTTTCGTTCTCCAATCCTCTCCGGCAAACCATGCAATGACCCTTGCCTCGATTGCAGAAAAGTCTGCTACAAAGAACTTCTTACCTTCAGCCGGAATAAATGCCGTCCTGATCAGCTGTGACAGCGTATCCGGTATATCTTCGTAAAGCATATCCAGAGCCTCAAAGTCTCCGTTCCGCACAAGTGCCCTTGCCTCTGCGAGATCTTCCATATGATTCTGTGGAAGGTTCTGCAATTGCACCAGCCTTCCTGCAAAACGGCCTGTCCTGTTTGCTCCATAGAATTGGAACATACCACGGCATCTGTCATCCTCACAGGCAGCATTCTCCATAGCCTGATACTTCTTCACCGATGACTTTGCCAGTTGAAGTCGGAGTGACAATGCTTCGGATACATCCCCATCCGTTTCATCTATCATCGCTGAGACCGCTTTCTTTCCAAGTGTTTCCGTCTCCACACCTTTCTCCGAAAGCCATTCCTTAATCTGTGCCACGCTGTTCGGATTATCAAGATTGGTGAGGTCCTTCATGGACTCGGTCAGCCTGTCTCTTGTCATTGCATCCAGGGCGATTGCCTGCCTGACAAGCTGCATATCTACTCTAATGCCTCTATCATTGATTTCCTGATCCAGATGGTATTCATCCCACACATTTTCCGGTACTGGATAATTCGTAAGTCTCTGCCTGATCTGCATCTCCGCTTCCACATCGCGAATGTTATATGACTTGTATCGTTCCCACTTCTCCGGGTCATGCTCTGGGAGATTTCGTGTACGGCCACCATTTGCCTTAGTCGGATTACAAGGGACAGAGAAATATCTGATCAGGTCTTTGCCTTCAGCCAGCTTCTGCTTCTCAAGTCCGAGTACAGCACCGCTTCCCTCCAACGAAAGAGGAAGTCCCATATAAGCCGACCACACCATCACACATCTCCATGACTCAGGATCAAGATATCTTTCCGTCATCAGGCCAAGGTCTGAAAGATACCTGGACAGGCAGACACGTTCGAACTGCGCATTGAATGCCCACTTCGTTACAGACTCATCCGTCAGTGCCCCCATTACCTCATCAGGAAGTTTTTCCCCGGAGGCAAGGTCGATTGTCCTCACATCGCTGCCGTCAATGCTGTAACCGAAAAGCAGGATCTGAAAATCTGTACTCTCCGCATACTTATAGACACCACACTTCTGCAGGCTGATTGAGGAATATGTTTCAATATCAATTTCAAGATTATTCATGACATCCTCCATAAAAAATGGGACGGCAGAGGGAATACTCCATGCCGCCCCGGTCAGCTTATGTTCAGGTTACTTCGTGAATTCCTTCATACGCAGTTCATGATACTCAGCATCACGCTTCGCTGATTCCTTCTCACGCTTTTCACGCTTGTGCTCATTGATGATGGCCTGAATTCCGACCACCACCCATGAGAGGGTCGCGAGGGAGAAACTCCCCAGAAGAATATTCATGAGTGCTTCCGTCAGTGCGCTCACTGTTGTTCCTTCCATACCGACACCTCCTTATGCGAGAAAGTCATCATCATCGAGTGTTGCGAAATCATCTGCAGCATTCGTTCTGCCACCAAGAGGCTCACCATCACGGACCTTCTGAATGTTACCAAGTCCGCAAGCCACGCCCTTGTTTCCGTTACTGTTGAATGCGTAGAAGTTCAGAGATACTCTCGCATAGCATCCGCTATAGACTTCACTTCTGTCCAGGATAGGCTTCACCGCACGATCCACGATCTGAGGCGCCGTGGTGGAATTGGCATTGATGAACCAATGTCCCTTGTATGCCTCATCATCGCGCTCCACATCACCATCTCTGAGAGGGAGCTTGATTGCAGCCTTGTTCGGCTTCTTACCTCCGAACTTTGCGATTCCTTCCTCAATCGCTGCATCGATTGCCGCATTGATGGCATTCACCGTAGCGGTGTCACTCTTGGGAATAAGGACAGAAACAGAATACTTCTCTGCACTACCGTTGATAGATACCGGCTCCCAGCCGTGGAAATAGGACAATCTTGTGTCCGTGCCTGTGATAACCTTAGTCTTAATATTATTGTTCGCCATTTTACATTTCCTCCTTGATTTCGTTAAATTCGTTTATGGCATTTGTGACATTCATTGCCGGTCGCTTATCCGTCACAGGAACAAGCGTCGGTTTTCCGGGCGGTTTATAGACGAGGCCACCCAGCACCTCCTCAAACTTTGTCTTGCCCATCAGCTTCTGCATCTCTGTCAGTGTGATGAGCGAACTGCGGTAGATATCCTTGTAGCCGGCATCCTCTGCAGCTTTCGCCACAGCCTCTTCATCCTTGTATTTCCTGATTGAGCGACCTTCGACCACCTTGAATCCGTCCCACTCCTTGCCGTGGTTTACGGCAGCGTCAGTGGCATATGCTGTGATCTCGTTTGCCCATTTTGTCAGGTCGGGAAGGATAGCCAGTATCTCTTCAATCTCCGCATCTGTCAGGAGCGGTGGAAGCATAAATTCCGATTGTGCCAGCTTCAGCTTTTCTTCTGCCCTTGCTCTGCACCTGACCGCTGCTCGGCAGAAAGTACACCATTCACCCGGAAGATATTCGCCCTCGCCGTTGTAGGCCATCTGTGCCTTCGGTTTCAGTACGTTCTCCGCCCAATCCTTCAGTTCCTCCACCGGTACTGTCCATGTGCTGACATTCTCCCGTCTTGGCTGAAAGATTGTCATGGATACCTCCCTGATGTCATAAAGAGCATCATAGAGTTCCAAAGCACCCAGCGCGTAAAGTTTCATTTGTGGATTCTCCTCGGCATCGACCAGAATACCCATGCCATATTTGAAGTCCACAATGTGCAGCCTTCCATCAGCGATGATGATGCAATCACCTGTTCCATAACCATCCGGTACATAACAGGAGAAATCCAGATGCTGCTCGATCAGAACGATAGGATCCTTGCAGTTCTGCTTTGCCTCCTCATACTGTTCCATCACGAAGTCCACATAGGCATCACTGCATTCTTCCATCTCATCGGAATCGTAATCCGATACCGGTCTTCGACTTCTCATATGGAGTGCCTTCTTGAGCTTGTGTTCGCACAAGGCATGAGCTGCAGTACCTTCCTTCGCTGCTTCAGACTCCTTGTCTCCGAATTCCTGCTCCAGCCTTGCAGATGGTGTGCAATTCAGCCACCTGTGTGATCCGGATGGAGGCAGGATTGAATGCGCCCTCATTTCAATCCCTCCGCTTCTGCCAGGATTGCCGGGAATTCCTTCGGATCAATCTCACTCAGACGGTCTGCACCATGATTCTTGATGATGTCCCTGACCTCTGCGGTAAATCCGGCACGGCTCTTCTCTGCCATGACGCCTCTGACCTTTTCAAGAGAAATCTCCTGCTCAGGCTGTGGCTTCTGCTTTTTCTCAGGTAAGGCTTTCTGCTTCTTTTCTTCCAGAATTTCCTGAGCCTTCGGTGCTTCCTGCAAACTGTCAGTAACAAAGGCACATACTGCCTGTACGCTGTCTGCAAGATTACGCAAGTCCTCCACGACCTTCAGAAGCATCTGCGCCCCTTCAAGAATCAGCTTTGCTTTGTCCATTCTCGCTACCTCCTTCCTTTGTTTCGCAGATTGCGATCTCGCCGACGCTATCACCCGGTATCAGAACTGTGACTCTTCTCTTACTTCCAAAGAGGAATCGTAGGAGTCGTTCTCTGATTGAGATGTTCCGACAGGTGACGATGCCGCCCATCTGCGGTTCCTTCGAAACACTGATTTTCAGTTTGTGTTTCATAGCTTCTTGCTCCTTTCCGAGGACCTCTCTTCCTGCCCTCTAACTGATAGCCTTGGGAGGAGTCCGAATCTGACGGTTTTGAAAAAAAATAAAAAAAAGCCTGCAGATGTTCGAAAACACCTACAGGCAAAACACACATTATGCGATTTTCAATTCTCAGGTCTACCCTCCATCTGCCACGCATCGTGGGACTTGATCATATCCTGAGCTTCCGTCAAGGATCTCGGATGAAACCAAGGCTGTTCATGGAACGGGTCACTGTCTTTATGTTTATGGGAGACTATTAAACTTCTTCCGATGGGATTTTCTCTGCATTCTATATCCCAGGTATGACCTGTGTTTTTACTTTTAAGAGTCAAATGATAGGCGGTCTCATTGATTACCTTAAAATAATCCCGATCTACATTTGTAAATTCTTTCTTCTCAAACATATAAAATACCCCTCAAAGAGCATCGTAACAAAACACTACCTATATGAAAAGGAAAATAAATATAAACTCCCAGAATCTCTTCAGTATTGCTCTGGGCTTATTGCAAAAACAAAAAAGGCCCGCAGCCTCCCACGAGCCAATGTTGCTTTTCCTTTATTTCACACGAATCTTCCAACCCGTGATAATGATGTTTACGTTTTTAATCAGAGAACTGTTCAGCTTCTGAATAGCTGATACCGATGTGCCATATTTCCGTGCAATTGTAGAAAGCGTATCTCCGGATCTGACCGTGTAGTAAACAGGCTCGGTCTTTTTCGTGAGCACATTTACTCTGGCTTGAACAGCGCTATAATCATAACCAGCTTCTGTGAGTGCCTTCTTTCTTGCATCACCATTGCCCCACTTACCATCAATCACCTCTCTGGCAAGCTCGTCTATGGTCTTTGTCGGAATGGGTGACTCTTCTTTAGCATCAGCATATCTCGGTACGCCAAACCCTCTGATATACTTTCCATTCACCTGAAGTTTTCTCCGCTTTACAGAATCGCTGTAATTTCCTTCGATAACGGAAATGGTGTTACTTGTAACCTTCTCAACAATGCCAACATGGTCTGCATAACCTGTATCATCCCCGCTACCGGTATCCTGCCAATCATAAAAGATCACATCGCCGGGAGAAGGAATATACGCATCATTCTCCACCCACTCGCCGAGTTTCTTGAAAAGAGCAATCATCTGCTCACAACCGCATTCTGTTGGAAGGATATCTGTAATGCCGCACCTGATGGCAACCGCAGAAACAAATGTCGCACACCATGCATCCGTATATTTCACAGCGTAATTACGGGCAAGAGGCTTATGCGAATTATAAACATCAACAATCTCTCTATGGCTGCCATCCGACTCTTTCTTGCCAATCCAGCTCTGTGCCTGGGCAACAACCTTATCTCTTACTCCCATATCACTTCTCCTCCTTATCACGATCATGTAACTGCTCAAGGACATCCTTCAGCTTGTCCGGTACCGGTAATCCAAGGTGTGCGCTGTTCTCAACAAGAGAAAGTCCCTCGTTTGAAATGTAGAAAAAGATGATTGCCGTCCGAAGAACACCGGTATGCTCAAGCACATATACGTCCAACGCATTTGCAATTCCAACCAGCAAGAAAATCAAGACCTTCCTACATATGCCTTTGAACCCAACCGCCGAAGATAGCTTCTTATCACTGGCCGCACACATCACCCCTGTAATGTAGTCACAGACCACAAAGATGATCAGCGCGTAAAGCAAACCATCACATCCGCCAAGAAACCAGCCAAGCCAACCACCGATAGCCGCAAATACAAATTGAATAGAGTTCCAAAATTCTTTCATGTTGTCTTCCTCCCTTTGTGCACGAAAAAAGCAGCAATCGTCCTGACTGCTGCCCTTACGCGTTCCTATTGTTCTTTATATGTTGTAGTACTCCCTTGGCTTGCTGCCTGAAGTGCCTTTCCCGGATGAGTACTCCTGAAGGTGACCAATGATCGCATCCGTGCTGTCATAGCGGTCAACCAGCTTATAGCAATCCACATACTGGTCAAAATACATTAGATCCTCAGGTTCAATGACTGAGGATTTCTGTTTCCCCTCCATAAGGATTGCATTACAGCTTCTGCATGTCTGTTCTGATTCCTTACGATATGTTTCCGCATCATCCGACTTGATAAACCAATGAGCATCGTGCCATTTACAATCAAAGTAGCATCCGCTATTGCAGATCATGACATACCTGTATCTCTGCGGTAGAAATTGCATGGAATCCAGATGTCTGCTGAACCAATGAAACAGGACGATATGGTCATACATATCAAACCTCCCATCCTGCAATTCCTGAAGCGTCAGCGCCCTTGTAACTGAAAGCGTCAGCTTCACCTCAGGATATGCCTCACGGATTTCTGCCGCCAGCTTGTCATCATTCAATATGAAACCATGAATTCCCAGATCACGATATTTCTTGATCATCTTCATATCGGCATTTCTCTGTGCGAGTATGCTGACAGGAATACCAAGCGAAAGCAGTTCTTTCATCCTGCCTTCATACTCTTCATAGGTCTTGGGATAATCATCGCGAAAAGTAATATCATACCTTGTGTTGTCGCAATCATCCTTCCATGCTGCTGCATAAATACTGTCGATATAGGGAATAAGGTCCTGTCTGGCAGCCAGCCTTCCCGGAAACTCTGGATCAAGGTTGTATGGTATTTCAAATTTCTTCATGACTCCTCCACTTCCGTCAGCGTGTAGGTGACCTTCATCGTCTTGTCTGCCGTCTTAATAACAGGAGCAGACAGGTTGTTGATTGTGGCAAGATACGGAGTATAAAGATACATTTCCTTTCTGAATTTCCAACCATAATAGCTGTAAAAGAATTCCTGATACGCGTAGGTCTTGTATCTGGAAATCATCCTGTGACCCCACTGCTCACCATCGCCATAAGTATCCTTACCATGAACATATAACTTCGGCTCACCATTGAAGTAATACCAGCCGTTGATGACCACATCATCATCCACGCAGAAAGTATATTGCTGATTGTTGTTATAAGAAGCATTCGGTACTACTTCCAAATTGGCAACATTGGTTGTATCAAGACGATAAACCGTAGTTCCTATGGCAAACATCAGGTATTTCCCACTCATGCCGATGTTGTAGATATCTGATGTGCCAGAAGGGAGAACAATCGCCTGTGTCGTGCATCTGTCACCGCTGATCTTGTCCAAAAAGAAATCAAATCCGGTACGACTATACTGTTCAGAGCCATAACTCATTCCTGTATACTGCCGGTTCTCTCTTCTTGCGATGCCATACCAGTTCCCATCTGCAGCATGGAACAGATAATCCATTCTCGTTGTGTCATTCCAAAAAGGAGTATCCGTCCCGTCCTTGCTACCTCCCGTGAAATGCGTCCAATATGGATAATGGTTCAGTTCAATAGATATTTCCTCTGTTGCTTCTGTTGCCATCTGCATATAAGTCCGCACCATGAGCCTTGCATGGATATAATCCTCCGGCACTCTTCGGAAAGTAACCGAGGTCTCATTATGGATTGCAACCATCTCCAAACGATAGCCGTCTGCAATATATGTCCTGTGGTTGTGCCGATAGTTATCCGCATTTGATATCTCAGAAACAACCACATCACCTTTCAGACGGACAAAATAGTTATTGGCATATTTACAGCCTCTTCCGGCAAGAATATTCGTGAGGCAGATTGCGGAAATGGTACCATTGGCCTGTGAAGTGGCAAAATCCCAGACATACTTGAACCCTCCGTCCACAGCCTTGCTTTCCGTCAGATTTCTGCTACCCCTCTGCACATCTTCCGTAGTGTTTACATCGTTTGATGCATAACCGACTAAAGGATTATCCAGTGGAGCATAGATAACGGAAGGATCTTCCTCAATGGTATCCTGATATAAAAGAATCCCGCCTGTGAGCCTTGAATATACCGGCAGAAGCCACGCATCACCGTTTTGACCATCAAGCTGAGGATTGTCATACATCGTTCCCTGAAGGTTCGTGTTCAGCACATCGGCAACTGCTTCCGTCACAAGGTTCTCATCCTCATATATTTCTTTCTTACCGGTACGGACATCGGTAAGTTCTATTACGCTTTTTCCTTTAAGCATTCTCATTCCTCCCTATTCAGATAATCCGTTGTCACAGATCTGATATACCCATCTGCACCGCTGATAACAAATCGGTACTTCAGCTGTCCTGTAACTGCCTTCTGACTCCATGCATCCGCACTGATGGATTCGATGGCTGCTTTTGACATGCCTGAATCTTCCTCAGAAAGCTGCCCCCATGCATCGTTGATATATGCCCACCAGGTTTCCCCATTATCAAATGACACTGCAAATATCACTGCATCATCACAATCCGCTATCACTTTCTCGATTCCGAGAATGGATGCATCGGACATATCAATGTTCTCCGAATACACAATCTGCGGTTTGGGGATTCCCGTAATAGATGTAGTAAACGGAGGAAAGGGGTTATCAGAATCATGCCAGTAAAGAATCGTAGGATCTGTGAGTCCAAGAAGTAGACTTCCATCCGGCACATCCTGAATACCATAAGTCTCAAACACCTCTGCGGTCAGTTCTGTTTCATTTAGTTTCAGTAGTGCACCATCCTCTTCGGTATAGAGATCTCCGCTTGCATCTGTTATCAGGTATCGTCTGTTATATGGATCAAGAAGCACGATAGGCTCATCCGACTTCACAAACACAAGACCATCCGCATCCTGATGAAGGAAATAAACATATCCCCCTGCCGTCGGTGTAAAACTGATGGAAGATGAAGACATCACAAGTGCTGACTCACCCATGTAGGAAGGATTCGTAGGGATAGCATCAAAATGAACAACAATGTCTCCCGTATCCAAAAGAAGCATATCCCACACCAATCTTGCCTCTGCAGTTGTCAAATGATACTGTGCGTACCCCTCCCAGCGGACTCTCAGGAACTTGTAATAATTGTAGATCGTTCCCTCTTCCCTCCGGACCGTCCATGACATGGCATCTCTCCTGCATACCTTCAACTGTTCTGCATTCGTTCCTATGCCCATCCATGAATTTCCGTTTACATAGATATTTCCAGCAACAACACCGTTATATTTGAACCATGAAACACCCCTGACAGTATCCGTCCCACTATCATTCCCGGAATTGTTTCGGATGATCTCCATATTGTCCGTATCAGCGAGAAGCTCTTTAATTGAGAAATAATCAGCCACTTGTTACCTCCAATCCTGTCACTGACTCAAACGATGTAAGGCCAAGAGAATAAGCCGCAAGCCTTCCCTGATTGATTGCCACATCATCGCCTTCGATGACATTTTCATATTCCATCTTTATCCTGAGATCTCCATCTATCCGTTCCAGATAGGTGGTGTCCGATATCTTTTTCGCCCTCAGAATGCTACCATTGATGAATGGCTCAGTATGGAAAGGATGTACCGTAATACTGGTAAGAGACACAAAATCTCCGGTGCGGATCACAAGTGAATCCATTCTTCCACGGTTCAGCTTCTGTTCAACGCCGCCTTCAATTTCAAACGCCTCTCGGAGATCAAACTGCGTTTCGTCTTCAACATATGTATGGTTGTATTCCATCTTCCTCTTGTCGCTGACATCAATAACGTCATGTACGACCGGAGCAAAGACCCTCAGATTATCAGAAAGGGTAAGAAGAGGCATTCCGCTCATCAGTATGTCGGAAATCCTATCTGTAGCTCCTGTCTGAGTAGGAATATAAAATCCTGTCTCCACCTCTCCAAAAAGTTCAAGATGCTGCATACCTGAAAGGATGATAGGCATGATCTCATCACTTGCATCAATACGTCCATTCCATCTGTCCTGCGCTCCTAATCCCTGACCGGTAATGGATGCGATGATGTTCTGCGCATTGATGGTTGCACTACCTGGTACAATAGAAATCCAAACCTCAAACGTATGAAGCGACTTTTCCGCCATATCAAGAAGCGGATAAAACAGATTCAGAATATGTGCTCCGGTATGCCAGGTCTCAGAAGGATGAAACTCTTCAACCTCATGGCCATCGACCACATAAGTGACCGTCACCACCGATTGTCCGTCTTCCTCCCATTCGACAGGAACAGTGACCGTTGTCTCCAGTTCCTTATCATTCGTGACCGGATTATCCTCACTGTCCGTAGACTCCTCAGGAAGGATCGTTGTACCTGTCCCTTCCGCAACTACAGAGCGGTCAACAGGCTCAGCCTCAACATTCAACAGCACTGCCGCCTTGAACTCGCAATCCGTCTCTTCCTGTGTAGCAAACTCCAAACTCACGATGACCACTTTCTCCTCTCCAAGGGCATAAGGCATCGCATTCATATAGGAGTAGGTTGTCATCTTCGTGGTCTCTACGGAATTGATAAGACCCGTGATGTTCTTGTCGTTCTTGCTTTTTGCCTCTGCAAGACGAGGATTTTTTCCAACACATTTCAGAGAACATTTTCCATTGATCTTTATCGTTACAGAGGTAATGGCCGCCATCTGCGTAGAATCCGCCTGACCTCCCGTGAAGACAAGCACATCACCCGGTTCAAGTGCCGGATCTCCTATGGTCTCAGAATCGAAAGGCACATAATTGATGACAGCAATGGCATTCAGGATATTGTTTAGAATCCTGCTCCTCGTCTCATCAAGACCAAACTGCAGTAAAGGATTGGTCTCCAGATTCATTGTCAATCCATCATCCGGATCAAGCGAATAATACTCTGCCGTGTTTGTTCTCCGGTTGGTAGAACTGATTGCCGTATACCTTGTAACAAAATCCGAGAAGCTGCTTGTATATCGGTGCGTATTGTTCACCGTGCAGACAGGACTATTTGTATACCGAACCAGTTGCAGCTTGCCCTCTCTGTTTATGAAGGCAAAACAGCAAAGAGTCTGGGCAAGATAATGAAGAAAATCCCTCCAGGTCTCAATGTCATTATCCGGATAGACACCAAGAAGTTCCGTACCATTCGGCATAGACTCAATCTCTTCCTGCGTATGAGCAAGTTCAACATGACAGTGTGTGCACATGACAGAGAGGAAGTCATAAGGATAGCCACTTGATTGCTCTTTATTAAAAGCCGAATCAAAGTTCAGCATGGCATCATAGGCCTTGAGTTCCAGCGTCTTTATCTTACTGTTTGCCTCGGCCACATAAAAGACTCCCATCGGCACCGTCTCAACAGATTCATCCTGAAGATTCAAATGGAAGTACAGTTTTACTTCAGCATTTTCCAATGAGTACCGATCCACATCGGCAAAGAGTGAAATTCCAAGTTCTGCAGCATACACTGAACCAAGTTCGATTTCCGATGAGCCAGAGCACTGTCTTGAAACATATCCAGATCCTTTCACGATATCCTTGTTCTCAAAGGGATATACTTTCCCATCTGTAGTGGTTATGCTCCCCGACCATGAAAAGGAGCGGGTATTTTCCTGTATGACCGTTTTATATGAATCCGAAACGCTATACACTTCGCCGCTCCCTTCTGTCAGTATTCATTCAAATCAAAGCTGACCTTCCATAAACCTTTTCCTGTTGTATCGTGAGCAAGAGAAGTCTTAAATCCATCCATATACATCTCCCTCGTTTCTCTGATCATTGTCTCCGTATTAAAGAACTCGACCGAGAGTTTCGGTTTCCCCCGCATAAGAGAAATCCTCTTCAGCCAAGTCGGTGAAACCTGAAAAGACACGGAGATCTTGACCACTCCTGGGCGCACGATATCGCGCTGGGTAGTTCCTGCCTCCGTCTCTCCTGAACTGTCTGCCTCTACATCAGAAAGAGACAGATCATAAGATGACGGAAGAGGCATCTCCGTGCCATCAATATTCAAATAATGTGAAAATGCCATCATCTACCTCCTGACCGCAGTGCCATCCGCTGCTGAGCTGTGACAATGGTTTCGTCAAGCAACGTACCTCCAAGATAAACCGGTATCGTAATGTCTCCGCCACCACCTACGCCTGCAAGTGCGCCGACTATAGCAGAAGTCTGTCCTGCTACAGCTTCCTGGATCATCCCGCGAAGAGAATCCACACCGACAACAGCTTCCGGTCCTGCTTCACCCGCACCAAGGAGTCTTCCGTTACTCATTCCGAAGATGGTTGGCGAATCAAGGATCATGCCGTTTCCCATAGCCTTCTTGTACCACTCCACAGAAAAATGCGGAATAGATGGAGGATTAAGGGAAAAACTTCCTGATATCGAAAAATGAGGAAGCTTGATCTTCGGCAGTTCCCAGTGGAAGTTGAAAACATTCTTCAGCTTGTTCACAATGCCGGTGATGAAATTCCAGATTCCATTGAATACATTCGTTACCGTGTTTTTAATTCCATTCAGAATACTTGATATTGTACTCTTTATGGTATTGAAAGCCGTTGATATGCCTGTCTTCACTGCATTTACCACGGTCATGATGGTTGTCTTAATTCCATTCCAAACCGTAGATACCACAGTTTTGATGGCATTCATGACCGTACTGACCGCCGTTTTTATGGCATTCCATGCGGTTGTTATGAATGTCTGGATTGCTGTCACAACTGTCGTGACCACTGTTTTTATCGCATTCCATATCGTAGTGACCACAAGTTTTATCGCATTCAGGACAGTTTCAATGATCGTTTTATAGATATTGAAATATGTGGTGACTACAAGCTTGATTGCCTCAAATACTGTTTCAAAGACAGACTTGATTGCATTCCAGATCGTCTCAAAAAATGTTTTTATCGCATTGAAGACCGTCTGCACTGTGGTTGTGATTGCCGTCCATGCATTCGTAAGGAACGTACTGATACCATTCACTGCAGTTTCAAAGATTCCTTTTATAGCCTCACATACCGTAGAGAAGAAACTTTTTATGGCTTCCCATGCAGTAACGACAGCCTCCTTAATGCTCTCCCATAGATCAATCCAGAACTGTCGGAAACCTTCATTCGTATTCCACAGATAAATGAATGCTGCGACCAAAGCAGCAATCGCCGCTATGATCAGAACAATAGGATTGGCCAGCATAGTCGCATTCAGTGCTGCCATCGCACCCTTCACGACACCTATGGCCGTAGATACCTGAGGAATGATCGTCATGATAGTACCGACCGCAGAAATAATCTTTCCGACCACTACCAGCACAGGACCGATAGCCGCAGCGACCAGCGCAATCTTCACGATGGTTTCCTGTACCGGACCGGGTATCTTGCTCCACATCTCGGCAAACCCCTTAAGCGCCGCAGAAATATCCTTAAGTACCGGAGCAAGGACAGTTGCCAAAGTATTACCAATCTCGGCTCCCGTCTCCTTCAGTGAGTTCATCGTCATCTGAAACTGGTCGATAGGGTCAAGAGTCTCCTCAAACGTAGAATCAACACTTCCTGCAAAATCTCCTAATGACCCGGAGAGATCTTCCAGGTTCAGCTTCCCGGTCTGAACGGCATTATAGATTGATGCACCGGCTTTGCTTCCAAAAAGTTCATATGCCGCCTGAAGCTTCTCAGTTTCAGACCCGTTGCCCTTCATGGTTTCAGCAAAGTTCTTCAGTGCCTGATCCAATGTGATTCCATCTTTTGTTGCATTCTTCATAGCGGTCTTAAGACCCATCATTGCTGAAGAAGTATCAAGACCGGACATCTCTACCATGCCCATGAATCCAGCCGCCTGCTGTGCGGTCAGACCCATTTCCTTCAGCTGAATCGCATTCGAAGAAAGTGCTCCGGCAAGAGTATCCATATCGATTCCGGTTGCCTGCCCTGTCGCATTCAGCGCATCAAGAAGAGAATCTGCTTCAGAAGCATCCATACCGAATGCATTCATAACAGAAGAGACATTATCAACAGATGTGCTGACATCCGTATTATTAAGCTGAGCAAACTTGATGAACTTAGCAGACAGATCATCCAGCTTCTGTCCGGTAAGACCAAACCTTGTGTTGACTTCGCCAACAGCAGCACCGGCCGTCTCAAAATCTGTCGGTATCTCCGTGGCAAGGTCTTTCACGATCTGGTTCATACCTTCCAGTTCTTTTCCTGTGGCACCCGTTTTCTGAGCCACAATGTCCAGACCTGAATCCACTTCTTTGAATGCCGCAAGAGATGCAGTACCGATTGCAACAAGTGGAACAGTCACTCCTTTGGTCAGACCTTCGCCGACATCGGAGATTTTTCCACCGACCTCCTGCATCTTTGATCCTGCAGCCTTCAGCGTGGCAGAGATATGAGAATCTGTCTCTTTGCATTGCTGTTCCAGGTTCTTGAGTTCCTGTTCAGTGGCTATGATTTCCCTCTGCCACGCATCATACTGCTCCTGTGTAACGGTGCCGTTTTTTAACCCCGCATCCATCTGATCCTGAACGCTCTTCAGCTTGTTCAGTTTTTCCTTTGTTTCGTCCACAGCCTGTCCGAGAAGCTTGTATTTCTGCTCTATCAGCGTAGAATTCGTAGGGTCGAGCTTTAGCAGTTTATTGACATCCTTCAGCTGGGACTGTGTGTTCCGTACCTCTTTGTTTACTCCCTGAAGAGCCTTGGAGAGGCCAGTTGTATCGCCGCCAATCTCAACAGTTATGCCCTTGATTCTGTCAGCCATAGCACGGCCTCCTTTCTTTTAGAATCTGTCCATCTGTTCCTGTGTCGCTACCTCGGCATAGTCATAATCGTCATTGCTCATTTCTGAATACATGTCGTTGACCGTTCCGATGGTAAGCAAATCCAGTTCACTTACGGACAATCCAATCTGTACACACCTCAAAAGGAAAAGAGGCGTTGTCATTTCACGCTCTGTTGCGTGATGTTTTTTTTAGACTGAACCTGCTGCTCCACATTCAATCCCCACAGAGAAATGATCTGCGGAAGAATCTCATAGATTGAGAATGTGTTGAACTCCTCCAGCCATTCATCCGGACTATCAGGAACATTTTCAGAATCAGCGTGCTTTGCCATAAGCCAAGCAATATTTTCAAACAGCTCCAGGCTGAAGGTATCCAGATCAGATGCCTCCGGGTTACTCTCATCAATCCCCTTCTGCAGTTCATTCAGATCCTTATAAATGTCCCTGTGGAACTTATTTCTGTATAAACGTGGAATGGCGGCAGAGGCGCGGAAAACCACGTCTTTGCCGTCAACCTCGATAGTCTTTGTTACTGCCATGATCTGCCTCCTTATTCACCGGCAGGCTCTTCTGCCACTTCTGTACCGGATACAGCACTCGGCTGATATACAGCTTGATACCAGTTGTTATAGACTTCCTCAGAAGTATTTGTGCCGGTCTTCACCTTTACCAATCCGCTCGGAAGAGGAGTTGCGGTCAGAGACAATGTTTCCGTCTGAACTTCCGTGGAATCTTCCTTGGTGCTTCCGGAAACAGAAGGACGCGTTGCACTGCAGTAATACATACAGTGACGAATCTTTCTCTGATCACCAGTAAACTCAAACAACAGAGCAAAATGTTCAGGCTCTACATCCTTGTTCTCGGCAATCACCCCATTGGCATCCTCGACCTCATGCATTACATCCGTAAGAAAACTCTCAGGAATGAGCGCAAGTTCAAAATCGCCGGAATATCCATTGTTGTTATGAACCATGTAGTATGTGGTATCATCCGCATAGAAAGGTTCATTCTCACCCTCTGCATCAAGAGAGAGGGACACAGCACCCGGCATAGGGACCGGTGTGCCAAATGTTACAGTTCCGTCTTCTGCCAGATCCGCAAGTGCATAATGGCAGTTCTTCAGACCGAACTTTACTTTGTTTTTCTTATTAGCCATTTTCGTGACCTCCTTCAAAAATCTGTGTCTGATACAGGACTTCATACATCTTTTCTGACTCGATCCATGTCTCCGTCTTTTCATACGGAAGTTCATGAGCGGTCAGAATATCTTCGATTCTTTCCTCGGTATCAGGATTCTTTGCATCGGTATAGACCTCAATGTTGAGGTTATTGACCTTCTGCCAGACCCTGTCATCGGCAAATACGTTCTCCGTACCGGGAAAGAGGAAGACAATAAAAGGCGGGTCCGGAGACTCACCTTCAGCAAAATGGTCATAGGCGAAAGGAAGGCCTGTTTCCTCCAACATCGCCATCACATCTTCATATGTCATCGCAGTTTCCTTTCAATCTCCTCAACAAGTGCCTGTTTGCCTTTTTCTTCAGCTGCCGCGATATGAGGCTTCGCTGCGACTCTTCCGCCGCCCCTCTTTGCGTGGCCATGCTCAAGAAGATGGGCAATCTGATATCGGTTTCGGGAATGAATGACCAGGTCGATACTGTTTGAGTTTTCCTGCATATTTTTCACTGCCCAGCTTTTCTTGTATTTCCCGGTATCAACCGGTGCACCCGTCTGGATATCATTTTTCACATCATTAGCGGTCTTCTTGACCGCTGCTTTCATGTCATCCGTTGACACCTTGGCATACTTCTCCAGACATTCCATGATGGCATCATCCATCTCATCGATTGATACTTTCCGGCTCATGACTTCTCCTTATCCAGGCTGCAGTTCATCTTGATGCAGTTATGCTTGTAACCCATAGGATTCACATATGTGATATTCCAGTTCTTTCCCTCCGCCTTTATCCGATATCCGGTCGATGTGACCTGTGCCACCTCGGAACAGTAACGCACCGTGAAATCCGTAGACTCCTCCGGATTGACAACTGCTCCACTGCGCTCAGATCCAGAACCTGTTCCGACCGTTGCCCAACAGGAAAAATAGTCTCTCCATGCTGTCTTGTGATTTCCATATTTGTCCGCGGTGGTCTCATTCTTCTGAATCGTGATCCGCACACGAAGTCCACTTATATTCATCAGACCACCCCTTCCCTGATAGCGAAGAGCATCGACCTTAATGTCAGAAGCAAAGCATGATGGTCTGCTTCCTCACGATGTTCAAACAGATACCCCACCGCATAAAGGACAGCTACTTTCATGGTCGCTCTGGTACATTCCAGTTCTTCCTTGGAATACTCCTCAGATTCTTCCGCTTCCGAATCAATGATTGCCCACTTTTCAGGGGAGAGCCTTGCCACATCCACGCACATCTTTTCAGCAGAGGATATGAACTGCTCAATGAGACCATCTTCCTCGCCATAGTCCACGCGAAGATATTTCTTCATTTCATCCAGGCTGACAATCATACCCTCACCTCCAATAATGGAGGGACGGAGCAAAACACCCCGTCCCATTACATACGCATACCTTATGAGCCACTTCCGATCTTAAGGATCTGCACAGCCTCAGGAAGGATAAGTTTGCCATCCACACGCTCCTTGGCCACAAAACCGATCATTCCGTTGCCGGCGAAAAGTTCTCTAAGTTCAGAGAAAGAACGGCTGCCGCGGTCACCGATGTTATAGTAGCTGTAATCACCAAAGGCGATTCCATCCTCAGGAGCATAAGCCGAAGTATAGACAGGATATCCGAGCAATCTGTCCGGCTCACCAGCCTGATAAGAAGGCTGCCAGATATATGCCTGATTGTTATCCTTCAGCTTACGAAGAGATGCCAGGTTCGTATCGTTGATGATGAATGCAGCGTTCTTTCTGTAAGGACGCTTAAGTGCATACACAAGATCAATCACATCATCGGATTTGATGGTTGTAACTGTCTTTGCAACAGTACCGCCGCCTTCCTCTGCGAAAATGCCGAGAGGCTTGCCAGTTCCATCACCATTGAAGAATGCATCCTCTTCCGCATTTGCAAGTGCCTTACCGAACTGAGTGATGATGTAATTCTCCAGATTGAATGCGTTGTCGTAGAGAAGCTCCTCTGTTACTTTGACAGCAACATGAAGCTTATGTGCATCCATGAGAATCTGGCTGAAAGTCGCATCACCGAAAGTAAGTGCGCCGCCTTCCTCGATCCATGCTGCAGCAGGTTTGGTGGCAGCAATATTGATCTTGTGCTCTCCGGAAGTAGTGATCTTGGTACCAAGCTTTCTCATGATGTTCTCTTCCTCAAGGACATCAATAAGACGGGTATCATACTCATCCGGTACAAGATAACCGCCGTCAGCATCCACGCCTTCCTGAAGGACATTGCTGACCTGCTTGAAGTTGGTACGAAGCGCATTCAACATTGCCTTTCTGTACTCGTCAGAAGCGCGTCCGGTCTTCTCAGGAGCATCCATGCCTGCTGCCTTCATCGGCTTTGCGATGATGGGAGTATTTACAGGACGGGACAGATCCGCATCAATTGCCTCCATCTGCTGAAGACGCTCGATCTCTGCGCCATAGTTCTTGACCTTCTGCTCCATCTCGGCATAGGTCTTTGCATCTTCCCCGGAAAGAAGGCCATCCGCATCGCGGCGGCTCTCCACAAACGCCTTTGCAGCGTTCCAGGCCTGATTTCTTTTTTCGATCATTTCAAGAATCTTGCTCATTGTTCTTACCTCCAATTTTTCAATAAATTGAGCCGATCCATAAGTGAATCGGCTTTGACCTTGTTTGTGTCTTCTGTTGGTTTGCGCTCTATCCTGCAGCGTTCTGCAATCTTATCCATAAGGGAATTGACCACTTTTGCTTCCGAATAGAGTGTTGATACCTCCGGCATCTCTTCATCTTCCGGATCTGCGCCTTCACGCTTCATGATCTCGTCTGCGAATCCCAGCTCTACTGCCTTGTTCGCATCCATCCAGGTTTCAGCATCCATCAGATGTGCCAGCTTCACTCTGGACATTCCTGTCTTGATCTCATAGGCGTTGATGATGGACTCTTTCACTTCAGCCAACATGGCAATTGCCTTCTCCATCTCCGCTGTATCGCCGAATGCGACAGTAGCAGGATTATGGATCATCATCATGGAGACAGGTGATACCTGGACCTTTGTGCCTGCCATTGCGATAACAGATGCAGCAGATGCCGCAATGCCATCTATCTTGATAGTCACATTGCCCTTATAATCCATGAGCATGTTGTAGATCTGAGCCGCAGCCACGCAATCTCCTCCGGGTGAATTGATCCAGACGGTGATATCTCCAGTACCGGCATTCAGTTCATCCCTGAAAAGCTTTGGTGTGACATCATCATCAAACCAGCTTTCCTCTGCGATGGTGCCGTTCAGGAACAGTGTTCTCTCCGTCACCGTCTCCTGGCTGGCCTGATCCGTTACCATCCGGTTCTTCCACTTCCAGAACTTCTTCATCGGAATCCTCCTTTCCGTTTTCAATATCAGCAAATGCGCCTGCGTCTTTCAGAGGCAACATGTTGCCATTGATGAGGTACAAATCTCCGCCTTCCTCTGCAGGAATACGGTCGAGGTTTTCAAGTTCACGGATATCGTTTGCCGACATCCAGCCATTCTGTCTTCCAATGGCATAGCCGTTCATTCTGCTCTGATAATCACCTCGCAGAAGACCATCCACATTGAACTTGACGTAGTATTTTTTCTTTTCCTCTTGTGTCAGGAGCGTCCTCACAATGCTCTGCTCCCACCTGGATACCCAAGGGTCGAGCGTATATTTGACGAACTCCAGACTCTGTTGCTCAATATTAGAAAACGAGGACTTTTCCAAATCACCCACCATATGAGGGGGCACACGGAAAATCCTCGCTATCTCATTGATCTGAAATTTTCTTGTTTCAAGGAATTGGGCCTGCTCCGGAGAGATACTGATAGGCGTATATTTCATACCCTCTTCAAGAACAGCAATCTTTCCGCTGTTCTGAGATCCTCCGAAAGTCTGTTGCCAGCTTTCACGAATCCGGTTAGGATCTTTTATCGTTCCGGGGTGCTCCAGCACTCCAGAAGGTGCTGCTCCATTCGCAAAGAACTTGCTTCCGTACTCCTCAGTGGCGATAGCAAGACCGATTGCATTCTTGGCCATTGCGATAGGCGAATATCCCACAAGTCCGTCAAACCCTAATCCCGGAATATGAAGCACATCCGAAGGTGAAAGCCTGACTATGGATTTCTTATTCACCGGAGCATCGTCACTGCTGACCAGATATTCGTAGTAAAGCTGTCCCTTTTCATCCCTGTCCACGCTCATGCGGTCAGGCATCAGAGGATACAGTGCTATCACTTCGCCCTTTCCATTCCGGATGATCTGCGCATAGGCATTACCCCACAAAAGCAGGTGCGTCATCAGAGTCTCCCTGAAAACAAATGAAGTCATTTCAGGATTCGGCTCATCGTGCAGTATCGTATAAAGCGGATGGTCCGTTGCCTTCTCCGTCCCGGTATCCGTATTCCTGTAAACATGAAGAGGAAGGGAAGCCACCGCCTCTGACAGAATACGTACACAGGAATACACAGCCGTCATCTGCATGGCAGACCGTTCATTTACCCTTTTCCCTGAAGAAGTGCCGCCCATGAAAAAGCTATATGCACTTCCCGCTGTCCTGTTCTGGGGCTTATCCCTCGATTTGAATAGTCCACTGAATATACTCATATGTATTCCTCCATTCCATTAAGCGCCTCCCTTATCAGCAGGAAGCCAATCAGCGAAAGTATGATCATGTCCTGTCTCCCTCCGCACATAAAGAAAGCACCCACCACCATGGCAGATGCTTCAGATAAACAGGAGTCCGCGTTCATCATAAACGCTCTCCTTATTGTCATTACCGCACCGTATCGCTCGATCCAGTGCCATTATTGTTGCGACCGCTCCATCAATCTTCTCTGTTGATTTCTCCTTATCGGCTTTTATATTGCCTGCCGGATCAGTACGGATATAAATGTTATCCATCATCCAGCGAAGCACCGGATTGCCTCCGTGAGCGATACGCTTTTCAAGTGTCAGCTTCATCAGTTCCTTTGTCGGAGGGGACATATCCTTGAATCCCTGTCCAAAGGGAACAACTGTAAATCCCATTCCTTCCAGGTTCTGGACCATCTGAACTGCTCCCCATCTGTCAAAGGCAATCTCCCTGATGTTAAAGCGCTCTCCAAGCTGCTCGATAAATTTCTCAATGTATCCGTAATGGATGACATTCCCTTCCGTAGTCTCCAGATATCCCTGTCTCTGCCAGATGTCATATGGGACATGATCCCTGTTGACTCTCACATCAAGCGTATCCTCCGGCACCCAGAAGTACGGAAGAACGACATATTTGCCATCCTCATCTTCAGGAGGGAATACCAGAACGAAAGCTGTGACGTCTGTCGTGGATGAAAGGTCAAGACCGCCGTAGCATACCCTCCCTTCCAGCTCATCGATATCAACAGGGAAGGCGCATTCATCCCATTTCTCCATCGGCATCCACCTGATTGCCTGTTTTACCCATTGGTTCAGCCTCAGCTGTCGAAATGAGTTCTCTTCTCCCGGATTCTGTCTTGCCGAATCACATGCAGCCTTCACTTTATCAATACCGACCGTGATGCCCAGAGACGGATTTGCTTTCTTCCAAACCTTTGGGTCTGTCCAATCATCCGATGGGTCAGCACCGTAAATAACCGGATAGAAAGTAGGATCATGCTTTCGTCCGCTGATGATGTCCTTCGCCTTCTGATGCACTTCATAGCAGATTGAATTCGTATCATTCCCTGCAGTTGTGATCAAAAAATACAGAGGCTGCATTCTTGCATCTCCTGACCCCTTCGTCATAACATCAAACAGTTTTCTGTTTGGCTGGGTGTGCAGCTCATCGAACACAACTCCATGAATATTGAAACCGTGCTTGGAATAAGCCTCCGCACTCAATACCTGATAGAAGCTGTTTGTCGGAAGGTAGATGATACGCTTCTGAGAAGCCAGTATCTTCACCCTCTTATTCAAAGCCGGACACATACGGACCATATCAGCCGCAACATCAAAAACGATGGTGGCCTGCTGCCTGTCTGCAGCACATCCATACACTTCTGCTCTTTCCTCACCGTCACCACAGCACAAAAGCAGCGCAACAGCGGCCGCCAGCTCGCTCTTGCCCATCTTCTTCGGTATCTCGACATATGCGGTATTGAACTGCCTGTACCCATTCGGTTTCAACACACCGAAGAGATCTCTTATGATCTGTTCCTGCCAAGGTATCAGTTCAAAAGGCTTTCCTGCCCATGTTCCCTTTGTATGTGAAAGACATCTTATGAAGTTCACGGCATAGTCTGCAGCTGCCTCATCATAATGTGAGGTCTTCTCCATGAACTCCGTTATCTTATATTTCTTTACCCTCGCAGCCATTGCAGATAAACCTGTTCAGAAATCTTTGCCATCATGACCGGAGGAACGCTCATGCCGCAGACATACTGAACGTTCTGGTCCATGAAGTCATAATCCTGAGGGAAAGTCTGACAGGATATGATATCTTTGTCCGTCATAAGAAGACCGTCACACATCCTGAAAGCATAACCTCCTGCTGTGATTGTCTGTACCGGCTCATCATCATGGTTGATGGGTGAGGTAAAACCGCTCTTTTTCTTTGTCACCCTCAGATTGATATCCTGAAGGCATCTGTCTGACGGTATCCTGTACTTCATCAGCATTCCAGCCTGAGTTGTTTCAGGAAGTGCCTTGCCATAAGGCTCCCTTACTTTTCCGAAAGGTATCTGCTTTCCGTCAAAGTTCATACTCAGCTTCGGCAGATGAAGGTCTTTCCTTCCAGCGATAAAAAAGACACGCTCCCTCTTCTGTGGGACACCCATCCGCGCAGAGTTGAAAACAAATATCTGCACATCATATCCCGCATCATTAAACGCGCTTACTATCTGATTGACCCACCCCTTTGCAGAACCGGTGATAAGTCCTTTTACATTCTCTGCAACAACAACCTTCGGCTGAAGTCTCTTGGCAATCTCGATAAAATAAAGGAACAGGTCATCAAGCCTCTGCTTTGCCTGTCCCTCTCGGAATGTCTTTTCTACATTCCACCCTTCTTCACGTTTCCCTGCCAGCGAAAAAACGGAGCATGGGGGCGACCCGTCCAGCACATCCAAATGCCGCAGGTCTTCCGGTATCTCCTCATCCGGTAGCTTTAAGAAATCTCTGACATCCATCAGAAAACTGTGTTTCGGATGATTGTTCTGCCGATAGATCTTAATCATATCCGGGTCTATCTCACAATTGCCGACCACTTCATATCCCGCCAGCTTATATCCCATGGAAGAACCTCCTCCGCAGCTAAAGCAGGAGAATACGGTATTTCCATTTTTGGGTCTGTCCTTCAGATCAGCCAGATTCCACTTCCAAGGGAAATCAGTTGAACCTGAAACCGCATGTCGGACAGGTGTATTTGAATTTTTCATCTCCAAAGTCCTCCGCTCCAAGTTCCGTTGATCCGACAAGTTCACGGCTTCCCGTATTTCCTGATTCACCACCCTGGTCTGTTCCGAAGAAGTCAAACCCTTCAAGGTCAAGTCCTTCCAGTTCGACTTCCAACTTCATCAGATCCCATGTTGCTTTTTCTCCGGTCTTGTTGTCGAGATAACGGTATTTCTTCTTCTGTTCCTCTGTCAGGCCATCACATACCAGACACTGGACTTCTTCATAACCCAGTGCTTTCAGTGCCTTATAACGTGTATGTCCTGCAATGATGACATGCTCCTCATCCACAATGATCGGTGTGATATAAGTACATTGCTTGATGCTTTCAGCAACCGCATTGACCGCACCATCATTCTTTCTCGGATTCTTCTTATACGGAACAATATCCGTCAGCTTTAATGTTTCCAGCTTCATACCTCAAACACCTCCCCGCAGCATGGACAAGTAATGGTCTTAGGACCGGATTCCTCTGAACCCTCATCATCTTCATTCACTGCCGTAAAAGGCTGTCCGAAATCATATCCCTGAAAGTCCACATCCGACAGTTCCTCACTTAGCAGCTTCTGATCCCACATTGCAAGTTCACCTGTCTTGTTGTCATACAAGCGGTATTTCTTTTTCTGTTCCTCCGATAAGCCGGAAACCACGATGACATTGCATTCTTTATAACCAAGTCTCTTCAGAGCCTGATATCGTGTATGTCCTGCAAGTATCACACCATCCTCATCAATAACAATCGGAGCGATGTAAGAACACTGCCTGATGCTCTCTTCAACATCATCCACCGCATCATCAATGATCCTCGGATTGTTTTCATAAGGCTTGATATCCTCAAGCTTTTTCATTTCATATTCCATCAAATCTCTCCTTTACTGGTTCTTTCTCGCTGTCAGAAGCCTTTCCATCAGGTCATCCTGCGGATTTGCCCCGCCATATTCAACAGAGCAGTTCTCCTTCACGATCTGATAAATCTGAAACCAGCACTGATTCACCTGCTTCAGATAGTTCTGGCTCATTGTCACATACGGACTCGTTATTGCCGCCCCGGTAGTCGGATGCTTTGCAAGGAATCCGTATTCCGAAATGCAGGTCTCACACTGAACCCACCTTGATACTGACATCGCATATTGCTCAATCAGCTGATTATTTACCAGATGCGCACATCCGCGCTCCTCCAGCCAAAGGTAAGTACTCTTGAAAACATCCTCTGCACAGAGGTCGATTCCGCTCTTCTGTGCTGCTTTCAGAAAATCCTTCACAGGAGGCACATCGGCACCTTCCATATCCGTAGGTTTCGGAAGATCCATGATCTCGGCAGAAACTCCCTGGGCGAGTTTGTCAGCAAGCGCCTTCGGTTTACGGCCTGCGCCAACTCTTGCGCCGCCTCTGGCTGTCCCGTCTTTGGCCATCCACTTCACCTCCGTTTCCTGTTGCCCTTAATACCTCGTTTGAATTCCAATTTTTGTGTTCGATACCCCGCGCCGTTCCCCGGGGTAGTTTGCTCTGAGGATTCAGACCCCCTTACCCCGCCGAAGATTACAGCAATCCTCTTTGTTCGGATTCACATTCTCTCTCCAGTATTCATAGTGAGCATCCACATCCTCGCACACTGTAACCACAGGAAGTTTTATCTTCCCCATGATCCTCAGCTTCTCATCAAGAGGAAGATGTCGATACCCACCTTCGTGCAATGAGTATCTGTCATAGTCGATGTCAAACCATTTCTCGATCCAGTGGTTCACCCTAAGGAACTCGACCACAGCCTTCTCAATGCCAAGACCATTCAGCTTATCGAAGTCCATGTATTCCTCCATCAATGGCGAAAGACGGATGGCCACATCGAAACCTGCCTGCTGAAGCTTAAGCACTGCCTTTACTCTGTCACTTGGAAGGGAAGCCTTCTCATAAGATTTCTCCCTGTAAAAAGAATCATCCAGGCACGTCACCGTAACCTGGATGTGGGCAAGCTCCTTATCCATAATGTCCATATACAAATCATCGGCCACCATTGCGCTCTTTGTCACAATTAGGTAGCCGATGCTGTATCTGTTCAGAAGCTTTATCGTTTCGTATGTTATCCGCTTTTGCCTCTCGACCGGCTGGAAGCAATCTGTCATTCCGCCAAGTCGGAGGATAGTTCCCTTGGGAAGTTTACTTATCTTCCTCTCAATTTTCTTTAGATCAGCAACAGAAGGCTTTGAGGCATTCCATAATCCCCTGAAGGAAAGAAGACTCTTCGCATAACAGTAGCTACAATCATGCTGGCATCCACAGCCATAGGTATCAAGCCTTGTATTATATCTGCATCGGTCTCCCTCCGCTGCCGTGACCTTTTTATAAAAACTCTTGAATTCCCTGTCCATCATCTGTCCCCGCGTTCAATGTGAATCTTGTTATGGCAGCTCTTGCAGAGACTCATCAGGTTTTCCTTTGCGTGCGTTCCACCTTCCTTGACAGGAATGATATGATGCACTTCCTCGACCGGTGTCATCCGACCTTCTTCAAAGCACCTTTCACAGAACGGATGCTCCTGAACATAACGGTCACGTATACGCTTCCATGCACGCCCATACTTCTTGCCCACATCCGGCTGACGTTCGTATCTGTCATACTGCCTTCTTGCAATCTTCCTGTGTTCCTCGCAATACTGCCCGTCCGTAAGGTTCGGACAACCCGGATAAGAACAGGGATGTTTCGGCTTTCTCGGCATGACCCACCTCTCTTTCCGGCATAAAGAAAGCCCCACGGGATTTCTCCCATGAGGCTCATTTTCAACTCTGGTTTGCTGAGTTTACTATATCAGATTAGGCAGGTGGACATTTTTGGACAAAAGCGGACATTTCGGGCGCATTTCTCAAATTGTGATAGGATCTTTCGGCAGAGTCACATGAAGAAGCGCCGTTCCATGCCATCTTCTCACGGTCCTCGCATCAGCATGAAGTTCATTACCGATCTGCTCCCATGTATAGTTATGGACATATCTGTATTTGAGAACCAGCCTCTCATCCGTATCTTCCACCGTGGTGATAACGGAACGGATCTCGTCCTTAAGCGCAACGAGCAGGTCTATCTCCTGGTTTATCTTCTCCTCCAGCTCCATTATCTTTTCAAGGCTACGCACGAATGGCGCTTCATACTTTCTTGATGTCTGTACCCTCTCATTCAGCTGCGGAGAGGATACACTTGATGCCATCTCCCGTAGAGCTGACACTTCCTCAAGGTCACTGTTGATTTTCTGATCCAGACGATATGCCTGGCGTAAGTATTCTTTTGCCGTCATGATATTTCTTCCTCCTTCAGTTTTTTCAGCAGCATCTCCCCATCAAGTGAGGTAAGTACTGCAAACCAATCGGAACGAAAGAAACTCTCACAATCCTCTATCATGAGCTTTGCATCTTTGTTCTTCGGATGGTATTTCAATTTTTTCCTTGCAACACGATAATCCTTGACCGCCTGAAGGATCACCGAATTTGCAAGTTTTTCATAAGCATCTATCATCGATGGACACCCAGGTTTGCCTTGACCGCATCTATCAGGGCATCCTGTGTCTTCTCCTTTTTCCGAAGAGCACTCATGACCTGTTCATCAATCGTGCCCTTCGCGATGATATGGTGGATGACCACCGTTTCTTTCTGACCCTGTCTGTGAAGTCTTGCATTGGTCTGCTGATATAGCTCAAGACTCCATGTCAGACCGAACCAGATAATCGTGGAACCGCCTGTCTGAAGATTTAATCCATGTCCGGCTGACGCAGGATGAATAACTGCCGCAGAAATCTTTCCCGCATTCCAATCTTCAATATCCTTTGACGTCTTTATCTCCCGGGCCTGAAATCTCTCTTTGATGCGGTCCACATCATGCTGATACCAGTAGGCGATCAGTACCGGTTTGCCATTTGCTGCTTCAAGAAGATCCTCCAAAGCATCCAGCTTTCTGTCATGAATATGGATCGGCTTTTTGTCCTCATCATAGACAGCACCATTTGCCATCTGAAGAAGCTTACCCGAAAGTACCGCAGCATTCGCAGCATCAATCTCCTTGTCCTTGATCTTTGCCACCATATCCTCACGGAAAGTGTCATAGACCTCCATCTCCTTATCATCCATCCACACCGGCACTTCATTGATGATGCATTCAGGTAGTTTCAGGTAATCACAGGACTTCATGCTGATGGTGATGTCCGATATCCTGTCATATATCTGCTGCTCTGCTCCCGGAAGAGGCTTATAGGAGAAGACCACTTCACCATTCCTCTTGTCCGGTGTAAAAAATGCATTCCGGTAATGTGTGATGAACCTTCCCAGACGCTTTCCCAGATCAAGGAGTCTGAACTCTGCCCATAGATCCATAAGTCCGTTTGAGGAAGGAGTTCCGGTAAGACCCACGATCCTTTTCACATATGGTCTGACCTTCAGAAGGCTCTTGAACCTCTTTGCCCTCCATGATTTGAAACTGGAAAGCTCATCAATGACAACCATATCGAAATCGAAGGTCATCCCGCTCTTCGTTACAAGCCAATCCACGTTTTCCCTGTTGATGATATAAAGGTCTGCCGTTCTCATCAGAGCCGCTTTCCTCTCAGCCTCACTTCCGACCACTACGGAATAGGTAAGTCCCTCCAGATGATCCCATTTCTTTATTTCCGAAGGCCAGGTATCCCTTGCAACTCGCAGCGGGGCGATTACAAGCACTTTCCTGATAAGGAACATATCCAGACACAGGTCAAACAGTGCTGTCAGCGTGATTACACTTTTACCAAGACCCATTTCAAGCAGAACTGCTGCCACAGGATGCGTCAGTATGAACTGAGTGGCATATTTCTGATATTCATGTGGTTCGTATCTCATCAATGACACCTCCGATCTGTCCCGCTCCATCAATGCAGTAGACCCTGAAGCCGAGACCCTCCAACTGCTTTTTCCTTCTCATCTGAAGCGGTCTCATTTTCTTTCCCGGACTCTTCAGTTCGACAAAGGCCATATGTCCGTCAGGAAGAAGGACGATTCTGTCAGGCACACCATTCAGACCCGGACTTACGAATTTCGGGGCAATGCCTCCCATTCTTTTCACAGCCTCGACCAGCTTCTGCTCGATCTGCTTTTCCGATAATGGTTGCTCTTTTTCCTCGCGCGCGCGTATAGGCGCAAATGCGTGTTTTTTATGTATGCTGTCGGTCATTTTCTACCTCTTTCTCTAATCCTTAAATAGAAGGCAACAGAGCAACAGAACACTTGGAAGTTCGCATGGAACAAGGGATTTTTCCTGTTTCCCATATAGGTTGCCGTCCGGCTCACCAGAAACGTCCAATCTGTTGCCCGTTGCCGTGCCTGTTTACCATCGGTTGCTTATGGTCATGACTCACTCCTTACGTATCCGCCGACCACTCCGTACATGCCAAAGCGCTGCTTGTTCTCCATCTTCTCCCAGCCGGTGATATGTGCCATCATGGCTGCGATCTCACTTGAGTCCCGTTTGGAGAGCTGACTTCTCTCACGTCCGAAACACTCACACCATATCTCCATAGTGCATACGCGCTTCCTTACCTCTGTGCCGACACGCGCCTCTCCGCCGAACTCGTCCCCATTCAGGAAGTTCCTGCGTTCGTAAAGAGACATACTTCCCCAATCCTCAGGAAGCAAAGTGTTCAGATAATCGATGACGATACCTTCACGCTCATCGGTCTCCATCGCTTCTTTCTGTTCAAGGACCGCATATTTTAAGATGGAGTCATCTTCGATATAGAGCTTTTCACCATTGTTGTAGTGCCACAGAGCCTCTGCCCAGAACTGTCTCACATACTCATCACTGATAAGAGCCGGATCTTCCTCATACTTCTTCACCGTTTTGACAGGCCAGTATCTACGGTTTCCTGTCGTATCCCGGAGGAATCCGTTATCGGCATTCGTGGTGCCGATGAAGATGCACTGACGCATGTGCGGAGTTGCCCTCTTACCATAAGAGGCTCGGTAGATGTCATTCTGTCTGGAAATGAATGCCTTCAGACCTTCGACTTCCGCTTTTTTAAGACCCGTCATCTCCGAAAACTCGATGATCCAGTACCCCTGCAGCTTCTCAGCCGCCGTTTTATCCTTGGTCTGGGCAAAACTGATATCATCGTTGAACCACTCACCGCAAAGCCTGCGGAGAAGGGAAGATTTCTTCTGTCCCTGAAATCCGTTCATGACCAGCATCGTGTCGAACTTACAACCTGGATGCATGATCCTCGCCACAGCTCCCGTAAAGGTCTTTCTTGTGACCGCGCGGACATATGCATTGTCAGCCGCTCCAAAACAATCGACCAACAACGTATCCACCCTGGTCTTACCATCCCACTCCGGCAGAGAAGCAAAATAATCCTTAACCGGGTGGTATGATCTGTCATCACAGACCTTCGTGACCGCCAGATCATAGTTTCTGGCTGAGAAGGTGCCATAATTTGAGTCAACATATGCGACCAGCTGCGCGTCATCTGCCTCACGCCAGTACTTGAACCCTTCCGGTCTCCTCCAAGGCGCATTCTCGATCTCCATGCCATCAGAGAACTCGTTATATCTGATACCCTTCAGGTTCGGGTCATTCTGCAGGATAAGAAGAAGGTTATGAAGGCAGTTCTTCAGCACCGTGGATCTCGGCTCATACTCAAAGCCTTTCTGCCAATCAACATCATCCGCAAATTCCTCCACTGCCTGTGCCTGACGTTCCTTTGCCGCTGCTATCTTCACCTCATCCTGCTGCATGGCAAACTCGCACATCGCTTTATAGGAAGCCTTGTCATCCATATCACCAAACTTATGGATACGGACAATATCAAAGGCATTGCACAGATGAAGGTATGCCGCATCCTTCGCATGATGGGAGTAAACGAACTTGTCATCCTTGATCTCCACACCGGCCATACTACTCGACTCGATCAGATGCCAGCGGTTCTCATTGTCGGTCGGCTCATATACATCTGACAGGAAAGCCTCCAGAGCCTTCTGGACAGGGAAGTAGACCCTATTGAACAGACCGACCGCCCCTTCTTTCTCCAAAGGGTCCTGAACCTTCTGCTGCGCTGTGGTATTTGCCTTGCTCTCCCTTGATGAGGTTGGAAGTCTTGTCGGATCTGTCCATTCCGGATGTGCCGACAGGATCTCATCAGGGTCAAGCCAATCTCCGTCTGTTTCCTTAAACACAAATACGCCGTTCTGTGGAGAGGACGGCCAGTACATAAGCTGATTCGGTTGATAGCTGCATTCATCGAAGTAATCCATGCCCAGTGACTGCGCCACATAACGTGACACAGCCACAAACTCATCAGGAGACATATCCCTTGTTGCCGGGATGACGATCCTCACTCTCGGCTCTTCTTCCGTGGAACTATGCGTGGTATAAAGGGCAGAGGCAAATGAGACCTTATCCTCATAGCTGTCCAGAAATTCCTTGTCGATGCGGTCACCATCCAGGGCGATCATGGACCTCAGTTCCACGGTATCTATCTTTCTGCGCCCGCCCTTCAGGACTCCGCCGACAAAACCTCCGTGGTCTTTCGCTGCATCCCTCTGAGCCTTGTTCATCTTTTTATATTCTTCAGCAGACTCCGGTGTCCTGATCGTCACCTTGAGCCTCTCCTTCAGGTCATCGAACTTCACAGTCTTGTTGACCCATTTCTTCGCCTGACGGCTGCTGCCGTATGCTATTGATAAATCTCTCATCTCATAGGCCTCCTTGTCCTTGGCGTTTCACCAAACTCAAACCTTGCCTGCCTTGCATCCCGGAACGCTTTCTCCGTTGCCGCAGAGTTCATGTTCCAGAGGTAGCTTGAGTCATCACCAAACAGGTTGAAAACGCCCCTCTTGTCCACACCCGGATAAGCAGCAAAGTAATCTCCATCAACGGTTTCGAAATTATAAAAGTTCGGCCAGTTCTCATGGTCGTGGTAGGCAAGATACTGCATGTTATCGATGATCTCACGCATATCCTCACCATCTGGAATGTTGCCGACCACAAGGACAGCCGTCCCGGAAACACCCCAATCACTGTCCTCTGGATACCCTGCTGCATAAAAGCGGTTGATCTTTTCAGCATCCGCATCATTCATCTGACCTTTGACCTCTACATAGATGTCACAGTTCTTCCTGTAATATCCGTGATTGACCGTCACTCCATGAAGCAGGAAATCCGGCAGATACATGATCCCGTCTCCGAGGTCATAACCCTCCGGTTCATACTCCCATTTCACTCCGCACGCATCAAAGAACACTGCCCATCTCGCTTCCAGACGGGAACGGAAGAGGTAACCTTTGTATTCTGTCTGTATCGCTCTTATTCCGTTCATAACGCATCCACCTCCTCAAAATCAGAATTGAAATACCTGACCGGCTGTCTGCGTTTGGTCGCTACTGCGATCTCCTCTGCCATTCCTTCCGAGACCGTATTGCCAAGGACCCACACCTCGCTGCACTTACCGAGCAGGATGATGTCCATGAAGAGAGCAAGTTCACGCTCCTCCGGGTTATCATCATCCATAAACTGCGGAAACATCAGATGCGGAGCAAGAGGTATCTGTCCTTTCTCCAGGGCAAACCTGCAAAACTTCCTTGCCCTCTCCGTGTTGCCTGCTACATCACCTGAAAGCGGACTACAGATGTAGATGAGCGGCCAATACGGTCTGTCTTTACTTTTGATATCCGTCATATCAACTTCCTCCTAAAAAAAGATTTGCCGAGACTACGCCTCTAATGGGTAGCCTCGGCAGAGGGTCAAATCTGACGGTTCTGATAATTTTCTCTCAACTTTTTCTCAGCACGCGCCAGCCACTTGGAAACGACACTGGCATCGGACACACCGATCGATGCCGCATAGTCATTCACGGACATCTCATCCAACCGGACCGAGATAAAGGCTTCTGCCCAATGTGGCTTCTTGATCAGGATCTTCCTGACCCACTGACAGATTTCTTCATAGCTCTCGCTCTCCTCACGCTTGATCTCATCCTGTCGGAAAACACGCTCATCCATCACTTCCTTCATCAATGGCTCAGAAGTATCCACCTCATCTTCCGCATCATCCTTTCCAGGCTGTGCCTTCGAATCACCGTGATGTCTCCAGAACTTGTGCCAGTTATTGTAATCCGGCTTGTTGTACTGTTCATCGAAAGCCTCTTGTATTAAACTCTCGGTCTCTTCGTCGGAAAGCCCTTCTCCTTCAAGAGCCAGGCTGACCCACATCTCTCTTGCTGCTTCTGAATCCAGCTCAATCGTCTGGAATTCGTTCTCGTAACGAACTCTTAACTTCATAACGCATTCCTTTCTGCCGGGCGTCACTCGGACAGCGGAATGCAAATAAGAAAAGAGCCTTTGGTCAGAAGATGACCGCAGACTCCTGTGTGCCGAAATTGGGCGCGTCGAAGTACGGTGGGTGCATCTTCATCCCTGAACAACCTTATTGGTTGTTGTGGATTCTCTATGCATCCCGCCGTCCTTAATGCGCACTCCGGACTTTGAGATTTAATATTGTTATTTATCCGAAGAGCAATAATCTGTTCTTTCGATTATTTCTCTGCGAACGCAATGTAGAATTAGCTGTTTGTGTAGATTTTCTCCTTGATAAATGGTAGAATGATTCGTGAAGCGTTACCCCATTCCACTCACGTATCTTGAGGAAATCCCACCCCTGCTTTCTACATTGACCACTATACTTTATTGACTTGGTAGAACCGGGTAGTGTTGGGTAGGCATGGGTATTCACAGATAACTAAGGCGGTGAACCTATGGAATTTAAGACTTTTGCCAAAAAACTAAAGAAAGTAATCGGTGGGAAAACCAACACCAAAAAATTCACTAAGACGCTATTTGAAGAAATGATGAATGAAAGTGGTCCTGATCTTTTAGAAGATATAAGTCTTGAAACTTTCAAATCTTACTTCAATGGAAATACAAGCATCTCAAGAGTAGCTTCTCTTGTATTAGCACACTTAAATGACGAGGACGATTTTCCTTCATACCTTGAAAGCTTCGGTGACAAAACCGCTCAACTACTTGCCGACGAGTTTGAAAATGATATTCCCGGTATTAATGCTGTAAATGCACCCGCGAAAATCACAGAACTTTTCTTAGACATATTAAGGGAGGCTTCCGGCAAACAAAAAAGCACTCCTAAGAGTGCAATAAAAACAGACAGAACTCCTCACGATGTTTTGTCAGAAAAAATCCTTGCATCCGGACAAGCCGTTGCGGATGCCTGGGGCAATGCAATGGAGGTACTTGCGGCAGAGATAGATCCATCCTACAAGCCAAAACTTACCAAGCCCCCTGTACTTAATGAAGATATCCTAAATGAAAAAGACTCTGCCTTTTTAGAGCGTTTCAAAAAAGAAGCAGAACCCATTATGGAATACTGTATAGAACATGATCCATCTGCAGAAGGAACCAGGATCACGCTTGTAGATGAAATTACTTACTTCATCTCCTCTTGGAAATTTGATGTGCGGAAAATCAAAGACAATGTCTTCCGCAAACTTGTAATTGATACAATGCAAGTACTTTCTGATTACACTTACTACCTGTCTGATAAGTTCCTTCGACCTATCCCTGGAAGAAATATCCTTTGGTTTAGGAACGAGTCTTGGGAAGAAGGCGAGCAATTAAGAAATGTACTTCAACCTGAATCATATAAAAAACGTTGCGAAATACGTGATCTGTATCTGCGTCTGTATCCAATCCCAGAAGATAATGCCGATACAGATTCCGTCGAATTACCAGAAAAGCAGCCTGTTGATAAATTCCCATATTCTTCAGCAGACAAAGCTTTACTTCAGGAGTTTACAACGGATTACGATGAAATAATGATTAAACTGATAGGTGAAGACTATGCATCCGCACTAATCGATATGTCTTTACCAACGAAGGTAGAAAACTTATATAAAAACAAATGGGGTTCAAAGGCAGATTCATTCGTAGATCCGACCTTAAAATCACATGTATTCGCCCTTCTTGGTGAACTCAATTCCATATGCAATAGTTTTTCAGATGGATCAGCCGAGATTTCGAATATAAAAAGGACCCGCAAAGAAATCCGTAATCTTTATGTTAAACTTCATCCGGATACATATCCAGACACAATCCCATATGATGCCTTTATCGACGATTGGAATGATGAAGAATAATAACTGAAAGGACACTCGCTATGCCCAAAATAGATGTTTCCATTAGGAATATAGATAACGTAATATGCCGGCATTTAGATAATATAGACGGTTCTTCTCGTGGTGCTATCTCTCAGGACATCTTAGAGCAATTAACGAAATTCGTTAATCTTATAATGCTCAAGTTTTATGCTAAGGGTTCTGATATTGATGTTACCGAAGAAAATATAAATAAAGCTGCTGAATTTGCTCAAATAAACAGCAGCTTAACCACCCTATATAAATTTCGCAATTTTCTGCAAGTTGTGACCACCCAGTTTACTCTGGATGAAGATGGATCAGAAAGATTAATGCTGAAGTACTATCAGTACTTGCTTGAAGCTAAAGTCTTATTGAGCCAATACTTTGGAATACAAATACTCCACAACTTAGAAAAATTCCCGCTCCATCTCGATGACACCTTACAGGAGTACTACGCCAAAATAGCAGAAAAAATCGAACAATACCCGACAAAACTATCTGGTGAAGGAAATAATAAATATTATATTCAGAAGATAAAACCTTTGTTCGTAAATGGAAGAGTTTACAACGAAGTAACCTTCATGCCTGTTGACGATAGAAAAAACAAATCCAAGGCAAACAGGGTAATTGCCTTTACCAAATTGTCGGTCACAAACAGTTATGCTTCTAAATTTCATCTTGTTCAGGAATCTATAGAAATACTTGGAAAAACTATGCCCATAATCATCATCGATGGTTGGGAGGTATCCATCCGCGATTGCGAATTTCAAAACTTCATATCATTAGTGGAAGGCATAAGAAAAAGAGTACCTTATCCTGAGCAAAGAAAAATCTGTGAGTTTCTTTCCAAAAAAAGATATTCATTAACAGAGCTTATTGATTTTCCAGATTATGCATATAACCGTATTACAGAACAATGGAAAGCAGAACTTAACTCTTTTGTGTTTATTCCGGTTCTTGATCAATGCAGGAAAATAATACGCAATAAAAGAGATGGGCAAAATATATTACGATATCTCCTCTATTGCATGAATAATGTAATCATAAAGAACCAGCGCAGCCTTAAACCGAATAGTAAACTGTCAAATTTATATTTGTCTAATGGCTGTATTCAATTTGACTCTTTGCCATTTAACCGGTCTCCCATCAACCATAACCCAAAATCAAGTGCTGTTTTTGAATGTATACCTTATAGCAACAAAACACCAGAATTATTTGCAAGATATATCAAAAATAACACGGAAGGAAAAGGTCAACTTTTCACAGACATTAGCGAAATTACCGGCTTCACTAATATCCAAAAACTTATAGATGATTACAACGATAGCCTTTGGCACGGACATAAGCCAAGAAGTAATCTTATGCTTGAAAACAATCAGGTATTCATCAATGAGTACAAGATAGATACTTGTACTATTATTAAGCAATTACAAAGATTATCTTCATCCGGCATTGAAAACTATAGCAATGATGTTGCTCTATGGTTATTATTTGATGGCTATGTAATTGATTGCGAAGAGAAGAAACAGATAATCGGTCGTATTTTTTCAGAATCAAAAGTGGGTGTGATATATGGTTCGGCAGGTGTAGGAAAATCGACACTGATAAATCATGTATCTCATTTTTTGAACGATGAAAAAAAACTGTATTTGACACAAACGAATCCAGCAAAAGAAAACCTCATGCGAAAAGTAGATGCGGAGAACAAGACATTTTCGACTATTGCAAGTTTCCTAAATCAAGAATCCTGTGTCACGGAGTATGAACTTCTAGTTATTGATGAGTGTAGCACTGTAAGTAATAGAGATATGGTTGCCGTTCTGGGAAAAGCCAAATTCAACAGGCTTCTTTTGGTCGGAGATACTTACCAGATCGATGCCATCCAGTTTGGCAATTGGTTCTCAGTACTAAAGTCTTTCTTACCAGAAAGTGCTGTTTTTGAGCTTACAAAGCCTCACCGGACCGAAGATAAATATTTGCTTGAATTATGGGCCAAAGTCCGAAATATGGATGAAACCGCAAAAGAAATTATCGAAAGAGAAAGCTATTCCCTGAAGGTAGATGCCTCACTACTCTCTTCTATTGAGAAAGACGAGGCTATTCTCTGTCTTAATTATGATGGTTTGTATGGTATCAACAATATCAACCGATTTCTTCAGGAAAGTAACCCCAATCCTGCAGTCAAATGGGATATTCAGCAATACAAAGTGGACGATCCTATTCTTTTCCTTGAATCCGACAGATTCTATCCTTCCATATATAACAATATGAAAGGTATCATTAAAGGGATAGAAATACTTGATGCGAACACTCCTGAGGAACGTATTCAATTTGATGTTGAAGTCCAAAAAGTCATAGATGAATGGGACGCCAGATTCTGTGATTTCCAATTACTTGAATGCGATGAAGAAGAAAAAAGATCCATAGTAAGGTTTTACGTATACAAATTAAAAAGCGTCGATGAGGACGATGACGATCAAAACTCAAGAACTATCGTCCCATTCCAAGTTGCATATGCTGTATCAATCCATAAAGCACAAGGGCTGGAATACAATTCAGTGAAAATAGTAATAACAGACGAAGTTGAAGAACTTGTCACACACAGCGTTTTCTATACTGCTATTACAAGAGCTAGGGAAAGGCTGAAGATTTATTGGACTCCGGAAGTCGAAGAAAAAGTAATTAACAGAATCAGACCGAGAGATGTCCGCAAAGATGTTGAAATCCTGAAAAATTATTTATCAAGTATGTAATCTATTTGAGTACAAGGAGAAAAGCTATTATGAAAATCAGCTACAACAAATTATGGAAATTGCTCATCGACATGAATATGAATAAGAGCGACCTTCGTGAAAAAGCAGGAATTAGTGCATCATCCATTGCAAAACTCGGCAAAGGAGAGAATATCACAACAGATGTGCTACTAAAGATCTGTGAATCATTAGATTGCAAGCTGGAAGATATTATGGAGACAGTTGAATAGATAAGACCCAATAATGTTAAAGGCTGCCTTCATAATAATGAAGACAGCCTTACCCTCAATGAGCCCTTTAGCGGATTTCGTGAGTATACTTGGCATGTTTTCTTACAGATTCAGGGCGTCTACGTTTAACTTTTTCAATTCAAGATAGTATTTGAAAATATGTTTTGCCGGAAGTTGTCTAACCTGAATTCTCTCAAGTTGAAGTGCCCCAAGCATATCCATGCGAACAGCACCCTTATGTATAATCCTATCTTCTTCCGTTGGCATAAGAAAACAGTTTTTTACTGTTTTTAATCCGTTTACCTGGACAAAGTCTTTATACGCAAGTTGATATAAATATTGCTTTGTTACATCGCTGATGCCAGGCTGTCCGCGTAGTGGTTTATACTCTTCTAACTGAATAGTATAGTATTTGGCATCAAAAATAATGAAGGAATACTCTCCGTCATTATTATTATTAATGCTAATCAAATCTGGCGTTAAAGTATCATTGGCCTCTTTTTCAAACGATGATTCATCGGCTTTTTGCCCCATCCACTTCGGACGTTCGATTATATCAATCAATTTATCTGTAGGCTGACATGGGGAAGTAGCTGGTATTGACAATTTCCCTGGTAAATTTAGATCAACCAATCTCGTATTAAGTTGATTATCCATCACCTCTGCACAGACCTTTTCCCATACCAAGTTAAAACTATTTGAGCCATACATACTGAAACTATCTGAATCATCCATTGTAGCCTTGTTGGTAATAAGAGCTGACATTGCTTTCAATACTTCTTGTTTTCTAGTGTTAAACTGAACATTCAACTCCCTTTCTATTCGATAAAGGAGATAATCCTCTTCTCCTAATTCTTCAAGAGTCTCATCCGTCAATTCAACACCAGTAATGTCCAGCAATTCGAGCAAATCAGCATCCGCCAATTCTTTGCTACATACAGAAAGCAAACATTCATGCAGACGCTTAAAAAAATCTGTATCGTCTGCCACTCTTCTCTTCGTTTGCAATTCTACATAATAGGGATGCGAGTGTTTTATAATTGCGAAGGTATTGTTTATTGTTCTATCCCAGTTTATTTCTCCCATACCATTGGTTTCAATAATGTCCTGGGTATTAACATAAACACCATTATCGAAATAATCATTCAAAAGAAATACCATTACAGCCAACCGGTTGAATGTGCTTGTTCTACCTCCCTCATTATACATGTGGATAATCTGTTCTTTTGAGTTATATTTCTGTAATACTTTGATAATCTGCTTTAGTTCCTCTGCCGGTGCATTGTTTGAGAAAATGTACTTCGGATAACACTTCAGCACTCTTCCCTCAACAATTATGATTCCAACGAAAGTAAAAACATATAAATAATTCTTTGGAGTCTCATCTTCGTCGCTGACTTCAATATCCTCCTCAAGAAGATCCGACATGTCTAACTGTTCTTTTGTGTTCTTTACTTTTTTTAGAACCCCATACTCTTTGAGCCTCTTAATAATGCGAATGATATCAGCATCGGAACAGCGAAACAAAGATTGAAGCTGATCTCTTGTATATCGTTTCTGTTCTCGAACATATTCTGAAATCATTCTGCAACTGTCTCCTTATTATCTGAAGGTTTTTCCGTGAACTGTGATGATATATCATCCGGAAAGATAAACACACCTCTTTTATCAAACGCTGCACAGATTTCAGAGTATCTAACACCCTTTTTTTCGTCCATACATCTTTCAAAAAATGTCTTTTTCTTCTGCTTCACAGCGTCATCAAACAAATACATCAAAACCTTGTTTTTAAAGACTTTCAAAAACTCTTCTTCCGCTCCTTCTAGCACGTTTTTTGAAATAAAGTATGGTCCTAGCAACTTATCCTCATTAATGTTATATGCTTCCGAAGACAATTCACTGTTAATGGCTCTACGAACATCGTTCCACTTTACTTGGCGAGCATATTCACCTTGGCCAAAAATGAACGTTCTTTCTGCTATTGCTTTAGACATATCAGTTTCAGCATCATCTATTCCAAGATATGTAAAATCCCATCTACGTTTAAAAGCTGTATCCATCGGGAATACTCCCTGATCAGCGCTATTCATTGTTGCCCATATAAACATATTATCTGGAATTTTTATTGTCTCAACCTTCGATACATCAACGCCAAGCTCTTCTGCAAGATATGCCTTCATATCATTTGTTGTTGCTATTTCATATTCACTGACACCATTTCCAGCTCTATCGAGAAGTTGGAACACATCACCGAATACCGCTGCAACATTGGCGCGATTTATTTCTTCTATCAAAAGAAGATATGGCTTCGGCGATTCTGACATGGCACTCTTCAGAGCCTTAACAAGCACTCTCATGAAAGGACCTGGAACATACTGATATGCAATTTCCTTCTCTTCTGATGACATGGATAGCAAATCAACAAATGGACGAATTGCCCTTCCGTGGTTTCTTTCTACACTGTTATCTCCTACGGCATCACTTCCGTCTTGTTTTTTTGTTTTAAAGTTCTCATCTGTATATAGCCCCAACAAAATAGGCAGACGAGTCAAGCCTTCATCCTTGAATGTATCATAAAGTATATCGTACTTCTCCTGTGCTGTTTTACTCTTATCTTGTAAAATAGCAAGGATATCCTTTTTGTCTGAGTCCAAACAAACTTCATGTGTGGATTTAACCATCACTGGCTTGTATGTTCCAACGAAATTTGCATATGAGTAATCCGGGTGGAAAGTCACTCGTTCATAATCAGCTTCATTTCCACTTCCAAGCAATTCGATTCTTTTTTGATTTAATGTGAAACTTTTTCCGGTTCCCGGTGCACCAAATATTATTTGATTTCTGGTTGTTCCGGTTTCTATACCCGTATAATACTTTAAATCACCCATTATCTGCTCACCATCCTGCTGCGTTTTTGCTCCAAGATTACTGTCTATTCTTTTGAGCAACTCATACCCCTTTACAGTGAGTACAAGATTTTCCATATTATCGATCTTCTCAGTGGTCTTGATGAGCAACCCCAGATTCTCCAACTCAGCTCTCGACATGTAAGAAAGATTAGGAGAATAGACATCATCCGTAATTTGTTTGTCTCTTCCACTATATCCATAAACCTCAAAAATTCTTTTTCTGTAATAGTTTCGTTTGTCCAAATCCGGAACTGCCGTCTTAAATTTATCGTCTGAGTCTTTAAACAAAATCACCTGACCAAACAAATACGCTTCGCGCAGAGTACAAAGTAACAAGTTTAAGTACATTGATAAATCATCAATCGACGAGATACTTTGTAGTTTATTATAAATATAGTCTCTAGCAGATTCTCCTGATGAAATAAAACCCTTGAAAACCTCGGTAAATGAAAACTTCATATCATCAGTGGGATTATCAACTTCAAACATGAAGTTAAACTCTCTCATCACACGAAGGTTCTGCGACCGAGTGTTTGTATCTACGTCGCCAATTATTTCTACCAGTTGGGTCTCGCTTATTCCATCACAGTTATTTTCCTTATAATATTCTGAAAACTTATTAATACAGTTTTCTACATCTTTGGTAAAGCTTTTACCTGGTCTCAACGAGCCATCAGATTTATCCTCTATCAGCTTGTAATGGTTGTCTTTATAAAATTGTTCAATATTTGAAAACACCACTCATGCCTCCTTACTGTTCATTAAGATATTCCTTGATAGCTTTCGCCATTATCTCTGCTAATATAGGCGGTACAGCATTGCCAACCTGCTTCTGCTGGTCATTTCTCGGACCAGTAAAAACATAACTATCCGGGAAACTCTGAATTCTTGCCACTTCACGCGTTGAAGGAATACGTTTTTCTTCATAATGAAAATATGTGCGATGGCCAGTATCAATACACAGAGACGGTTTTGTTCGATCCATTTTCCTCAACAAAGCATGATAGTTTCGACCGCCCCTCAGTTCTTCTGGAACGTCCATAATACTTCCACCTTCAGGAACCAAAGAAATAGTCCGCTTTGTATCATCAGAATGCTTAGAAAGAATATGGTTATGAATCTCAGTCATGCCGTCTCTAATCATCTTCTGATAAGGAGTTGTAGCTTCATGAATATAACGAGTATTGTCTTCACCCTTATCTAATGACGGAAGATCCCCAATAGCATCCATCACTGTAATTGGCTCACTTTTTCCCTCCGGGAAAGTGAAATCTCTATGGCAAAGTTCCTTTTGTATTCCTACGAAAAGAACCCTCTTTCTGATTTGAGGAATTCCATATAAAGAGGTATCTACGGTAGTATAAAAAATCTTGTACCCCAAAGAATCTGCCCGCTTTAATATATCGTCTCTAACCAAACCTTTTGCAAAATTTAAAATTCCAGTAACATTCTCAATCATAAAGAATTTAGGATGAACCTGCTCCAAAATCCTAAAATATTCCCTGTATAGCTTATTGCGGTCATCGTCAATAATTCTTTGCCCTGCAGTACTGAAGCCTTGACAGGGAGGGCCACCAATGATGCCATCTATTTCTCCTAATGATGATATAAAATCTGCATCTACTGCAGCTACGTCCAATACCTCAGCAACTTTTTCGGAACGATTAAAGTTATAAGTATTGATTGCGTGTGGATCGATATCAATAGCCTTTACAACCTTAAAACCTGCTTTTTCAAAGCCCAAGCTTAATCCACCGGCTCCGCAAAACAAGTCCAATAATCTATTGTTCGTCATGTTTCTCAATAACCTCCATAATAGCCTTTGCTAGTGCCTCTGCCAACAATGGCGGCACTGCATTTCCAACCTGTCTAAACTGTTGGCCTTTTTTCCCGGTTATTACAAAATCATCCGGAAAGCTTTGTATTCTTGCCGATTCACGAATCGTAGGCACACGATTAAATTTTGGGTGAAAATAAACATTATGTCCCGTATCAATTGTTATTGATGGCTCATCACCCTTTATTCTTCTAAGATAATTCGTATACCGATTGTCTCGATCAGATTTAAAGAGTTCCTTAGGTACACATCTCCAGTTTCCACCCTCCGGAACAAAAGTCATCATATACTGAACATTTGCAGCAGGATAATAAATCATGTGATTATGAAGCTTATGGTCTGCTGCCTGCATTTTCTTCTGATATTCAGACTGGGGCTCACCAAGATCAAAAACAGTTCCCTGTGGAAATTTTTTTGCGTTTTCTTCAATTGCCTCAATATCGGATATGGCTTCATCTACAGTTACTGTCGGTAGTTTGTATTTATCCAATACTGTGAAATCAAATTTTCCATATTCTTTTCTTAGTGCCACAAAGAACGCCCTATATCTCATCTGTGGAACGCCATAATCAGCTGCGCAGAGAATCTGATAGCTCACTTCATATCCTCGCTCTGATAAAAAATTCGTGATATGCATAGGAACATACCCGTTTTTTGCAGCCAAGATATTTTTAACATTCTCGATAAGAATTGCTTTGGGTCGTAGTTCCTCTACGAAACGCAAATATTGAAAGAACAATTCATTTCTCGGATCGTTATCTCTGTCCTTATCCCAATAGTTAAGCCGTGAAAACCCCTGGCATGGAGGGCCTCCCACAATAATATCAATATCTGAAAAGCCTGTGCTCTCCACTGAAATCTTATTAATATCTCCACAAATCACCTTTGTTTCAGGGAAATTCAATTGGAAGGTATCACATGCAGATTGCTCAACATCAATTGCGCCAACAATCTCAACCTTTCCTGTATTTTTAAACCCTCTTGAAATGCCTCCGCATCCGGAAAACAGATCAATCACACGGTACTTATCCATGTTTTTCATCTCCATTCGTTTCTTCAGGAACTACTTCCATAATATCTGAAATATCACATTGTAAGGCTGAGCATATTCTCACAAGAACATCCGTTGTTACTGTCCCGTTGTTTTTCATTTTGGTCAGAGAAGCCGGACTAACGTGTGCCATGCTACATAATTCCTTCTTTTTCAGATCCCTATCTATCAGTAATTTCCATAATTTCTTATAACTTGTTCCCATATGATATCTCCCAATTATTTGAGTTCAGATGGATTTTCTGCAACAGTGTATTAAGTATACATCAAAAATGCTTTGATTGCATCATTTTTCTTTTAAAGAAAGCATAAATATTTTTCCAGCTTCATAGCCACCATATTATCTATATCATATTAGTTGTCCCATAAAACGTACTTTATAAATCCTAAAAGATCCCAAAAAAGATTCAAACAAGGCAAATAAAGAGACCCTATAGATGAAATCTTCCTCATCTATAGAGTCCTTTCTTTTTAGTATTTCATTCCATTTCAGCTACTAATTTACCGTAATATAGTTTAGTCGCTATGTCATCAGGTTCTCCATAGTAAAACCCAGCAACCCGCGTGGTCTTATCCTTATCTTCCATTATGAATGTAATATCAGCTTCCTTCGAATATGCCGTGTAGATAGTTGTTATCGGCTTGCTCACAAACTCAATTTCATCCTCCCCGAGCGCCACGCTCAAACTTGAGCCCGTGTCCCAAGCAACCATGATAGAACCGATATCATCTACTCCTCTTATGGTTCCCTCCGTCCCAACAGGTGGTGCCTGAAAATCATCCATCTTGATAAGTCGAATCCTCATTCCAGGCAAATAAGATTCCTTAATCCTTTTGATTTCCTCAACGCTTCTCAT